GTAAAGATGCTGACAATTGCTATTATCCATTTTCTCACTTTGGGTTTATTTAGAGCAACAATGATTGAGTATAAAATAACTCATGACTATATTGCTGAAATCCGTTTGAATGATGGTGACCCTTTCAATGTTTTCTACAATGAGCTTTTAAATAATCTTGGTGATTTAATGTATACGTTTTGTTTAATTCGTATCATTGACCCTAAGTTTAAGGAAGACCCATTTGGTGCATTGATGTTCTATCCAGGTGTACTATACCTTTATGTACTGTTACCTATTAAGATTACCATTATTGCTATTCTTAATATTTGTACATTCGGTATGTCTACTGCTATTAAATGCGAATGTGAGATTATTACTAACTGGATAGTCTACACCCATCTTAATAATTCTGTTAGCAATTTCTTAATTAAGTTATGCAATGGATTTACATACATCATGTTACCATTGGCTAACGATATTTCAGTGATTATTGGTCAAAGAGATGAAATCTTATCTCTATATAACGAAGTTAAAGTTTTACCAGAGAACACAATTGGTAAACCTAAAAGCTTGATAGAACATGGTTCTTTAATGCAAGCATATCAAAACAAATTTAACTAACTACGGAGATTCTCAAAATGGAATTTATTACTAACCTATTCTCAAATGACAAAGTGTTATCAGGCTTATTTGCAAATCTAGATTTGATTAAGCTATCGTATACATTCGGTGGATTGTTGTTTACCTTTACAGTAGCTAAGTTATTTTATATTAACTTTGGTTTATTAGAAAAAGATAGTCCGATTTATAAGGTTGTTTTATTTAATCTTTACTTAGTTGCAATGGGTGTTTGTTATGGTAAATGTGGTGAGTTATTACCAGAACAAAGTCAACCTAATACTGATGAGAAGTTATTTGCATTAGTTGTATTGGGTATTATTGTTGGTATTTCATCATGGAGAAAAACAAATAGTATAAATGCTTATCGACGACAATTCTTTGCAAATATTTGGGCACCTATTAAATTAACTGTTTTATTTATTGTCAGTGTCTTTACATTTGGTTTGTTTAGTTTCATTATGTTTGAGTATACAATTACCGCGCTTGGCATGAGAAAAGCAAACCACTTCTATCGTCTTAATTCTGTATTGATTGCTTATTGTAATATGCTTTCTAGAACTATGGTGGTTATCCATATGCCACTATTAGAACAAACTGAAGAGAAAGGTAAGTTATTATTTAAACAACGTTTAAATGATCTCCTTATCATTAAAGAGGATAGTCTTGGTAGACCTGAAACTTTAAGTGAAGTCATTGAAGCCATGGATAAGAGATTAGCGGAACTTAAAAAGACAGGTAAAGAGTTGGATAAGAAGTTAGATAAGGTTCTTGTCAGTATTGTTAAAGATGAAGACTCTGATAAGAAATCTTAAAGACAAATTAGTTTATTAAGCTATTCAGATACACTACCTGTAATGGGTAGTGTATCTAGTAGTTTTATGTGTTATTTATTTTTTATTTAATTTAGAACCTATATTATTAAAATGATGAAGAATATTTAACATTGTTATTTTATCTATATGAAAAATAACTTTATATAAGGAACAACAACATGAAAAGTATCATGATTGTGGAATCTCCCAATAAGGTAAAACTGATTGGTAAATTTGTACGTCCACTCAATATTCAAGTAATGGCTTCTATTGGCCATGTACGTGGTTTAGATATTTCTATTAAAAATAAAGGTGCTATTGAAGTTAATAATGGTTTTAAACAACACTTTTGTTTAAATAAGAATAATGCTAAAAATACTAAAGAACTTTTAAATAAATGTAAAAGTGCAGACGTTGTTTATCTGGCGACTGACCCTGATACAGAAGGTGAAGGTATTAGCTGGCATTTAAAAGAATTGATTCGTGGTGTTAATAAAAACTGCGAATTTAAACGCGTAACTTTTAACGAGATTACAGAAAAACACGTACTGGAGTCTATTAAGAATCCTCGCACTATTGACCAAAATAAAGTAGATTCTCACTTTGGTCGTTCTGTATCTGATTACCTATATGGTTTTTATGTTTCTCCTCTTTTGTGGAAAGTATTGACTCCTGGCTTATCAGCAGGTCGAGTACAGTCTCCTGCATTACGTTTAATTGTAGAAAGAGAACAAGAGATTCGTAAATTTGTTCCTACTACTTATTGGACAATGACCGTATTTGGTAATAAAGATAATATTACTTTCCCTGCTAAGTTAGTACGTGTAGGTGATGTGAACTTAGGTAAATTGTCTTTTGAGGAATCTCAATTTCCTAAAGATGTTGTAGAGGGTTATAAAGACACCATTACTCAGTATATTGGTAAAGGTGAGAAGCTATTGGTTTCTGATGTAAAACGTGGTAAGAAATCAGTTAAACCTAAAGCACCTTATCGTACTTCTACTTTACAACAAGACGCTGTACGTAAATTAGGTTGGACGACTACACGTGTTATGCAAACAGCACAGAAGTTGTTTGAAGGTGATGGTAAGTCTGACCATGGTTATATTACCTATATGCGTACTGACTCTACAGCATTAAGTCAAGAAGCATTGGATAATATCTTTGCATTTGGTCGGGAGAACTATAAGCAATACATGTCTGAACATGTGATTGAATATGGGAAGGTCGCTAAAGGCGCCCAGGAGGCTCACGAAGCCATTCGACCTACTGACATATACCTTACCCCTACCGACGTTAAGAATCGCCTAGGAAACGACGAATACAAGCTCTACAAGCTAATCTGGGAACGTACTCTAGCATCTCAAATGAAACCTGCTCTATTTGATACATTATCTGTCTCTTTTACCTTAAAAGAATTTGGTTTTAGAAGTTCAGGTTCTGTATTGAAGTTTGCTGGTTACTTAGCTGTTTATCAAGAAGGTGAAGATTTAGATTCTGATAAAGAAGAGAATACTAAATTACCTGAATTGGAATACCATGATAAAGTAGAGGTAGTCGATTTCAAATGTGAAGAACACCAGACTAAACCACCTGCCAGATACAATGAAGCTTCTCTAGTAAAAACACTTGAAGACTATGGTATTGGTCGACCTTCGACTTATGCTAATATTATCCGTGTATTAAAAGACAGAGCATACGTTAGCATGGATGGACAACGATTCATGTTAAACGATATTGGTGAACAAGTCATTAATTTCTTGTTACAATACTTTTCTAAATACATCGATTATAACTATACTTCTGACTTAAACGTACAGTTAGATAAGATTGCTTCAGGTGAACTAAACTGGAAACAGGTTATGTACGACTTTTGGAATCCTTTCTATCAAGTCGTAGAAAGAACCGCTAAAGAAGCTAAGTCTGTATTTGGTAAGATTGAAGAGATGGCTGAACTCTGTCCTAAGTGTGGTCAACACAATCTCAATCTGATGCAAGGTAAATACGGTAAGTATAAATCTTGTCCAGATAAGAAATGTGGTTTTAAAGAGAGTTTGGAAAACAATCGTCCTAAGAAAGAAGAAGTAGTATTTGAAGGTAAGAAATGTCCTGAGTGTAATGGTCGTCTTTTAATTAAAGAAGGTTTTAAAGGACGTAAGTTCGTAGGATGTGAAAACTATTCTCGTAAAGAAAATCCTTGTAAGTACAGTTGTAATATTGACGGTACTGAAAAGGCTAAAGCAGTAAATACTGGAACGACTTGTCCTAGTTGTAAGAAAGGACAATTGGTGATTCGTGTCGGTAAACGAGGTAATTTCTTCTCTTGTAATCGTTTTCCTAAGTGTAGAACTATTGTATCTGCAAATGACTATGCAGATATTAGTGGTTTGGAATTAGCTGAAGTAGACGATTTACTAAATGGTAAATAGTAGATTAGGTAGAGTGATTTACTCTACCTAATTTATTCCATTATTTAATTAACTATGTAATACATTTATTTTTTTTAACACAAAGGAACGATTATGTTATTCCCAATCTCTGCTAATAAACATGAGTATACACAAGTCAATGGTTTGAATGTTGATGAACCTAATGAAAAGATTAAAGGTTTGTTGAACTTTATTACTGTACCTGACCGTAATCAAATTGACTTTAATGCATTTAATATTGTTCAAGAAGCTGCACGCTGTATTAAATCACGTGCGGAAGAAAGTAAGAAACGTTCTGAAGAAATGGATGAGTGGAAAGAGAAGTTCTTGCTATTGAGTGAAGAGAAACAACAAGAATATGAAAAGAATGGTTACTTGGAAGACTTTCCTGTACCACCTAAACCTATTGAACTTTACGATGGTGTATTAATTGGTGAAGATGTTCCTAACTGGTTATCAGGTAGTATTGTAGAGTATTGCTTTATTGAGCAAATTCCTGTTTACTTTAACTTCCATAAACCAATCTACGGTGAAATTGGTAAGAAAGATACCAATGTACCAGGTGTGAGTGAAATCATCACTGGTCCTACTGGTCATTCAGAACACCATTTGTTTGTGTTTTAATATAGCTAATACTACTCTACCTTTTGGGTAGAGTAGTATTAGTATTAAACATTAATATGTTTTATCTGGTAATTCAGCAGTAATCTTTTGTAAGTAAGTATTACCGGTTTGAGTCACTTTACAGTTATTCTCTTTAACCAATAAGATACGTTTAAATACATCAGCATTTACTGTAGAGGAAAATACATTAGAACTTACTGTCCAGTTTGTTTGGTCTTTATAATCCTCTTTTGATGTAATATCAAATAGTGGTTTATTAAAGTTATCTACTAAGTCAATAGTATTATTCTCAATAGTCAGTTTCTTATCTGTAGAGATAATAATCAGGGCTTTAATGTAGACGTTAAGTTCAGTTACACTGATTGTATTGTTTCTAAATATAATTGAGTTTTCACGTAATTTAGAAGTATTCTCTTCTTGGAATGTTACTGGAGCAGAGCGTACACGTTTAGATACAAAACGGTTATTCTCTACTACTACATTACCTAAACCATTGACTACTTGAGATGGAGCAATACAGAACATAATATCTGAAACATCTACTACTTCAATGTCATTATCTTTAATGTTCCAAGTAGGAATAACATTCGGGTCTTGGTCATTATTACGAATCTCAATCACACGGTGGATACCTTGTTGTTTATCGGTTTCCCATTCTACACCACGAATGACGTTACCTGTAACATTGTAAATAGGTCGAGTAGGTTGACCTTTCCATGGTTGCCAATCTTGTGGTTTGGTTTCAATACGGATTGCACGTTGTTGATAGTAGTCCATGCTGGTACGTACAGGAAGTTCATCATCAGCTACTAAACGGAAAGTTTTATCAAATGCAATGTAGTTATTGATTACATCTACGCCATTAGATGGATAACCACGTGATTCAATAGCAATACCATGGAAACGATTATTGATGACACGGTTATTAACGAATTTACCAGAGTATGCATCATGTACATCAAGACCTTTACGGAAGTTACCTTCTGCGTGGTTATTTTCTACTAAGAAGTTAATATTAACCGAACCAGAACCCATTGCGATACCATAACCCGTACCACCGTCAGCTGCGTGACCATTATGATTCAGATAGTTATCTCGTACTACCAAGTCTTCTTGCCATGCAGAGAGAATACCTGCTACACGATTGTGGTGTAGATTACAACCAATGATTTTATTACCTTTAGGTAAACCAATCAATTTAGGATCCATACCTTGTGAATGGTGTTTTTTCGCACCTTCCATAACGTGTTTATCTACAGTATTTAAGAATACACCTGCACGGTTACAGCCTGTTACTTCTACTTGAGAGACTAAACAGTCATCTGTATGCTCCATGTAAATACCATTAATGGTACCAAAGTAAGATTCACCTTTACGATAGAATTCACCTTCGTAAGTTAAAGATAGATTTGAGATTAAACGTTTAGATACATGTTCTAAAAGAATACCTGCTTGTGAACGAGCATCTGTGGAGTTTGTTCTAGGGTCCCAGTCAATAGTCTGGGGCCAGTTAAACTTAATCTTAGTCTTGCCCATGCCTGCGCCTAAAATACCTTTACAACCTTTATTTTTAGTCGAGCTAATGGTAATCTGCTTTTCTAAAGTATATTCACCTTCGTCAATATACACAAAATCCTCTAGTTTATCAGCGTATTCAATCGCTAACTCTAGAGCCTCTGTAAATGTCCGATTATGTTGATCTGAACATGAGGGACACATAAAATAATTTTTTACATCAATCATTTTGATTCCTTTTTGTTGTGTGTAACGTGTTTGGTTCATAGTTTTTACTTATTGTACGCTATGTATTACACGTAGTAATTATTATTTATTCGTATGAGAATAACCTATAAACCTTTTGAATAAGGAAATAAGATATGGCAATTGAAATTCATTTACCAAGAAAATACTCTAGAGAAACTCTAGAGATGTTAAGGGCCAATGAGGGACCTAAATTAATAATGACCCCTGGAGCTGTAGAAACGACTATTGAAAGAAATACAGATAAAACTAATTTACCAGTTACTAAACAGTCTGTATTAGATATTTTTAACAAACAAGTCATTGAGAGAATTAACTCTATTCCAAAATTTAGTCGAGATTATTACTTTGTAGATACTAGAGAATTAGATTTAAGTCATGATGATACAATCCATGCTGGATTTGTAGAGAGATTAGGTAATGCTTTTTTAAGTAATGAATATGGTTTTATGGCTGTTTGTGATTACTTGAAATTATCTGATTTTGTAGATAGAGAAGGTGATATTACCATCGATGACTTAGCAAATACTTTCACAAACACCATTAATAAACTAAGTACTTTATGTAAATTTAATATACGTGTTTCAAGAAACACCAATGACGTTCCTATGCTCGATTATAAAGGTTTTGCCATTGGTAAAGAACAAACTATTAACTTAGTTAATTTTAATGAAGTAAAAAATCAATTAGTTAATTCAAGTGATTTCAATAGTGTTTGTAAAAAATGGTATAAGAAAATTTTGGAAAATGCTGTTAAGGATAATAGGAACATTCTTTATAAATATTATTTACCGGACCCAGGTTTAAAAGATTGTAAATTCTTTTTAAAAGAACAAAATTACGGTAGACCAGGGCCTGCAAATGAACAATATCTTGGTGAGAATAGAATTCAATTTACTGCATTGTTTGCTCATTCTATATCTTCAGCCTATTTTAGAATACCCAATGTAACAAGACCTATAAGTTCTATAATTTTTAAAGTGAATAGACATGGTGGTAACCATAGACATGCTTTAAGTATCGTAAGACCAATGTTGATAAATGAAAGAAATGGAACTATTGTTTCAGAAAAACCTATTAATCTCCAACGTAACGTGTTCTTTGGTAGTGGAGATGGTAATCTTAGAATTGATTTTGATAGGTGTTTAATTAATGGTGACAAGCATACTACCGATTTAATTCTTACATTTGAAATTACAACTACTGGTGATAGTGGTGATGCTAGTTGGGTTTATATGGAAATAGACTCTATTATCTACGGATATAATTCTACTACTGAATTTAATTCTGATGAGGAATACCATAGGGGATCAACAACCTTAAATAATCCACCGTTGCCTACCATTGGTAATGAGATTGTAAAAGTATCAGATCCAAATTACGCAGCCACATTTAAATACACAGTTAAAAACATCACTAGGAGGATGTCGGATATTTATTTTAAATTACAAAATGAAAAATTATTTCTAGGTAGTACTTCTGTTAGTTTAGAATTATATCGAAATGGTAACAAAATAGGTAACGGTACAATAGTTTACAATACTAGGCCATGGGGTAGACACGATGGTTGGGATTATAGCCCAATTATAAGGGTTAATGTATCACATCTAGATGTTAAAAATGATGATGAAATGTTTATTAGATTCGATCGTGCCCATGATCGCTTCTCAAACAACTCAGTCTTCAAAGTTGTACGTATACTTTATTTACCATTTAAAGAACATGATAGTGGATATACATCAGTCTCAAATAATTTCCCTCAGGTCCTTAGAGGTGAATTCTATGGTGAAGTGTTAAAGTACGCAGTAACAGATGAATTTAAACAAAAATATATAGATATTGACTAATCTTGTTTAAATAAATAATTATACTACACTAGGAAATATCCTAGTGTAGTATAATTTACTTTATGTCTAACCAGCCCAACGTGCAGGAGATACTTGAATACGGCGGATAGTATTACCATCATGATATACGGCAAATACTTTATCACCTAATACCTCAATTTCAGCAGGGCGTGTGCCACTAGGTGCACCTGCTTTATTGGTATTGAGTTCCTCTTCTTGTGTAGGTTCAATGTTTGTTTTAACATTATAGAAGATACCTGATTTAATTTTAAAACCAGTGTAATAAGTTTTACCTGGTACAAATGTAGGCATACCTACAATGTCTCTATCTATTCGATTAAACTTAATCGCAGAGTTAGTAGAATGAGCAAACTCAATCACATTGTTTTCACCAGTATAGAATCTCTTAGTCATCCAACAATCATCGAAAGAGAATGTTTGAGCGGCTACTGATGGTGAGAACAGGTTAATGGTCATCTTACCACCTTTATTATCGTAAGCTGCTCTTTCACCTGTACTAAATGCACAACTTAAGAAGTTAATAGTGAATGTATTCCACCAGTTAAAGATATTGGTAGAAGAATAAACATATTCGTCTGCTTTTACTTTAGCATCAGCTACAGGGTCTGTATTATAGACAATAGTTAAACCAATAAAAGATAAGTTGGTATTATTAGAAATAGCCAAACAATAACGAGTAAAGGTAGGATATGCTTTACCACCCCTTGTGATGTTATTACCAATATAAGCACCTCTAAACTCAATCTTACAACCAAGGTCAATCATCTCTTGCTGACGCTCTTCAGAACCATCACCATAGTTGTTAAAGTTAGCGCGAATAGCACGTGCTTTAGCATAGATTTCATCGGTTCTCGTACCATAAGGTCTAAACGCAATATTACCACCTCTGAAATAAACATCATTACCGTCTTTGTGGTTTACTGGATTAGATTCGTATGTGGCAGTTGTACCTGTTACAGAAACTAAACGTTTACCAATAACGTGAGTCTTACCTTCTTTTAAAAGGATAGTACGGCGTACATCTGATGGGCCTTGTGCTAATGCATAACCAATAGTAGCCAAAGGTTTCTCTTTCGTACCACGTTTATTTTCAAACGTAATAGGTTCATCTAAACCAGCATCTGGGTCTACATAAACGTTAGCAAAGATATCATCTGGTACGTTACCATAGTACAAACCATCACCATTCCAACGCAATTGGTTATTAGCCGCTGTAGAGATAGGAATAATATCTTTAGCTAGTTTAGGTGTATTACCAAATACACGTCTCATCTCTGTATTGATTTCATCTTCTGCTAAATTAGCCTTAGTACCATTCTCACGAGTAATTTGTTTACCTGGTTGTGTATACTTACCAAATAACATTTTACTTACAATGTTTTCCATAATGGCTTTATTAGACCAAGCAAAATCTTTTACGGCAGTATCTTTACTATCTACATTCTGTTTGTTATAGTAATTGTCAGCTAAGTTTCTCTTATCTGCATTTACTACACCTTCCAATTGCGTAATAGAATCACGAATAGGAGGCAGAAGAGCATCTACTTGTTGTTTAGTATACACATTCCCTTTTAGGGCATTGATACTACCATTTAACGTCTGAACACGCTCATCGATTTCTGGTTTAGAATACACACCTAATTGTTTAATATTCTCTAATGTTAAACCATGGACATTACCACGAGTATTGATGTGGTTATCTAAAGATGTTCTTAATTCATTAACCTTTTGAACAACATCGTCATTAATTTTACGTTTTAGTTCTTCTAATTTAGCATTAACACCATTGTTGTTATCACCAATTAAGTTAGCGACATCGACATCGACTTTATTTTTTAGTTTCTCTAACTTAGCATCAAATCCACCAATGGCTTCCCAAATCACGTTATGGGATTCCTCATCACCAATTAGAGTCGCTTTAATTAAGCGTTCAATAACGTAGATTAAACCTTCGTAACCATAAGTTTGCCAAATAGGGTGGAAGTGTTCTGCTGGTGGGAATGCATCTGGTTTATTCGCAATATTCAACCAAGATACTGGTCTGTTATCTAAATTAAGACTATTTAATTTATTTTGTAATGCAGGGATATCAATAGAAGTAAATTGTCCACCTACTGCTTGGTAAGTTACAGAAATATTTTTACTTACTGTTTTATCTACTAAGACAATGGTAGAGGCTGCACCTAAACCTGTTAATCCTGCAATGGTTTCTGAAGTATCTTCGAAGAAGTAAGAAGCACGTGGAACGACTTGGTTGTTTTTCTTATCTTTAATCACGACACTTTCAATATAAAAATGAGCGTGTCTAGGGGAGATAATTCTAACTTCTCTATCGTTCAGTACATGACCTTCCTCAGATACTAAGTTATTCGGATTTCGTCCTGATTTATCGAACTCATACCGAATTTTCATTTCTGGTGAAATAGGCATTTCTAAATTCCTTATTTTAATATAAACACTCAAAGATATTCGATAAAATTACTACGGTGATTTATTTCACCGTAGTAATTTATCCTATTAACTCCAGCGAGCAGGAGGTACAAATTCAGTTTTAAGTTTATTAGAATTACTGTCTAATAGGAAAGCTTTTATCGTATTGATAATTGTGTTTTCCATATCACCTGAATTAAATACCATTCTATTTTCAGCAGAGAAAGACTTAACATTACCATTGTTATCAATCAATACTCGCGCACCTGTGCCAGTATAAATTGTCATGCTACCATCTGGTTCAATGATTACTCTATCTTTGCTAGCAACCTTAGTTAAAATACTACCGTCTTCTTTAAATTTAAAACCACTATTACGAGAAGCAGAACCTAAGATGTCTAAGTCTTCGGAATTATTTGGAGTCAAGGTAATTTTCTTCTTAAATACTCCGCCTTCGTTATAGACTTTAGTCACAGCTTGATTAATGGCTTGTGCAGCAGCAGTATCTAAGTAAGACTTATATACCACAGTTTCGTCTTTAGTAACTTCAGGGAATCGAACTGCGTAGACATTGTTTCCTTCAGTATACTTCAGATTCAAACGAGGATATACTTTGCTTGCAGCAGTAACATTAGAACTAGGAAGTGTTTCAAAAATCCAATTACCATTACCTGATGGCATTAAGATTTTAGTCCATTTGTTTTGTTTACCTACTTGCAGTTGACCATTAATTACTTGATTACCTTCTTTACCTACTTTAGTATCTAGGTTAGTATCAGTAGCACGTTTTAAATCACCTACTGCTTTTTCAGAAGCTACTTTAGTCGTATCTGTACCTGTAGTAGAATGAGAAATACGATTTTCTGATACACTGGTTAACATCCAATTACCCCAGCTACCATCGATTTCAGTAGTACGGAAATAAGTATTACCAGTGCTAAACGCTGTATAGAATTGTAAACCTTGGTAAGCACCTGGCATCACCCAAAGTGTACCTGCTCTTTGTTCTGGGTAGTTTCTCGCAGTTGTAGCGTTAACGTTAACGTCTTGAGAATAGAAACCATAATGTTCATCACCTTTAAGTGTATTCAAGTCTTCACTAGTCAGTACTTTAACAAATCGGTATAGATAACCTAAGTTTTTACTGTCTACAGTAGTCATGACTTGTTTCTTATTAGACCAACCCATCTTCAAGATATTGGCATTAGCTGTAGGTGCTAATTGGTCTACACCCGTACCCATGTTTACAAAGTTCTTAGTAAAAGCATTACGGTTTTCATTTTCAATTTCAGTTTTAATAGTCGCTAATGATTTACCTGCTAATTGGTCAGAATCAGATACGTGAGATTGACGAATCTCTTCACGCCATGCTTGAGGTGTTTTACCACCAAATGAACCTGCATTCACGCTGTTATTAGCTTGTTGTAAAGACTTAGCAACGATTTGGTCAACAGTTAAACCACCTACTTGAGTGACGTTGTTTTTCGCTTCGTTAATAATCGCAGCAGCAGATTTACCACCTAAAGTAGCGGCATCTAAGTTACCTGCAATATTAGTACGTACAGTTTGTGTGATTCTATCTACTACAGCAGGACTTACATTATTGGCGACAATATCCCTTTGGAATTCAAATTTCAAATCAGATACTGACTTACCTTCTAATCGAGCCGCATTCACATTCTGTTTAGCAGAAGCAATGATTTGTTCTTTAGTAGAACCATTTAACTGTGCTGCATTCACATTGTTTTTAGCTTCACTTAAAATAGTCGTTAAGTTTTTACCATTTAAAGTAGTGGCATTGATTTCTTTAGCCAATAACCAAGTAGCATATTCATCTGGAGTCTTATTACCAAAGCGTTGAGTATTACCTACAGTAGTACTATTTAAACGTTGCATGATAGCTTCGTTATTACTACCAGTAGCACTTTGGATAGAAGCGTTAATGCGGTTAGTCACGTCTTCCATCATCTGCGGATAAGTTAAGTTATTAAACTTAATCGTATTAGCAGATGTACCTTCCAATACCCAGTTTTTAAGTTGTTGAGAGTTACGGCCATCCATCAATGTGGTATCGGCTGCTTTCTCATTTTTACCTAATTTACCAGATAATGCGTTATTTAAATCTAGTGTAGTGATTGCACCAATATCAGCAGCAGTTAAGTGGTGTACATTACCACGAGCGTTGATGTGTTCAACAATCATGGGTTTGATGTAGTTATCAATAATGCCTACCACAGACTTAGGTGTAACATAGTAGTCTTCACTACGGTCAGTATATTTAGTAGCAGGTAATGTGCTTAGGTTACGGATATTACCTAAACCAATATCACTCTTAGTAATACGACCTACTGCTAAGTTTACTTGGTTAATAATAGATTCTTGTAATGATTGTTGTGATGCAGAACCTAACTTACGTACTTCAGCAATCAATTCTTCAATACCAGGCATTTTATTAATGTCATGGGTATGTTCAATTACTGGGAATTGTTGTGGTAGGTCAGCAACTTGTTCCCAAGAAGTAGTGACTGGGTTATGCATCCATTCGGATAGAATGTGGTTAATCTTTTGAGCATCGATGTTCCAGATACCGCCTACTGTACGGTATTCTAAATAAACATCACCACTAAATTTTCGATTAATGAATTGTACTGAACCATAGAGTACTTTACCGGCTCGCATAGTGGCTTGAATAAATCTAAAGCCAAATACGTAATCTACACCTTCAACCATGTATTTCTTAGCACCTTGCTGTGTTAATGTATACATCTTAAAGTCATTAACAAAGAAAGGAGCATAGTCTGGTACAATGTAGTTAAAGTCGTAATTGTTCTTAATGGTTACAGTATGTCGTTCATTCCGGATAATGTTGTTTTGATTTATCCCGTTAGGGTCAAATGCATAAACAGGATTTGTATTTTGTGCCATATCAATTCCTCGAATTTATGAAACTTTTAGTACGACTAACGGAATATAAAAAAATACCGTTAATACTTATTTATTAATCTATAATGCGCCTGTCGCAAATATTCATATATTTGTCTCGGGCATGTAGGAGATTTTACATGGCTGCTGCATATGAAATTAAATCAGCAATGGGTAGGGTCATTGGTTCTCAAGCACAGTGGGAACCAGTCGATTTAAAGAAATACCCTTTAGATAAACTATATAAACGTTACAACACAATACGTGCTACTCTTTTTAACAAGTATACTAAGAAGAGTGGTGTGATTACTGTAGATGATTACGAAACTGAATTAAGAGCTAATGAAACATTCTTTCGATACTTGGATAGAATTGGTGAGAAAGGTTTTAAACTGACTCCTGGTAGTACTGAGATTAGTAAATCTGGTTTACTCTATAAGGAAGCATTGAGTAATCGATTTAAGATTGTACCTGTTAGAAAAGGATTGTTACCTGATGGTGATTTTAGTGATAAGTATATTTATAATGATTTATTTGTTACTAAAAAAGGTGTTAATCCAGTAGAGTTACAGAAGTATACTTTATTTACTGTCAATGGCTATGTTCATCAAACAGATGCTAACAGTAAAGGGTTATGGGTAGAAGATGGTTACAAAACCATTAAGAAGAGAAAGAAACACTGTATTGGTGTGATTAGCTTTGAGAATCTAGGTGCTTTGAAACAAATACCTATTCGTAAAGAAATGATTAGTAAACTCAATGATAAAGTTAGTTTATACCATGAGTGTGTTATTGATATTGGTGAAGACTGTAGTAATAAAACCATCATCCTAATACTAGGTGGTTTCATGCATGTTTTGGATTACGAAGTATTTAGTCGTATTTCAGACAGTGCAGTTAAAGTTAAGTTAAAGAATGTACCTTTGTTAGAACGTATTCATTTAAGTAATGATGACTTAGATTACGGTGATACTTTATTTGATAAGAAATACGGTGAGACTAATCTAATTCTAACGGATGTTTATTCAGATGACTTTATTAAGAAGTATTTAACACTCAGTTATTCTTTTATTGTCTTATTAGATAATACTGAAGTATTTAGAGATATTA